GAGGTAAACTAAAGTCCAAAGAATTCTTAGGGTTAAGAGAAAAATACCTTATAGAGTGTAAAAATGGACATGAATGGAAGGCTTGCGGCAACGACATAGTGTTTGGAAATCAGACGTGGTGCGGAATTTGTTCTAAACGCGTTCCTCATGGGATCGAAAAACTTACAAAATTTGTAGAATCTAAGGGCGGAAAATTTCTCTCAAAAAGATACCATAACGCACACTTTAAATACCGAATTGAATGCGAAAATGGACATGAGTGGAAAGCCACTGCCTCAAATCTATTGAATAGGGGGTATTGGTGTCCCGACTGCGCTATATTGGCTTCAGAAGATAAGTGCTGTAAGGCAATTATATGCTTAGAGACCGGTATCGTATATAAGTCGGCAGCAGAGGCAGCAAGAAAGCTTAAGATAGGTAGGCCCAATATCAGCAACACAGCTCTTGGCAACAGAGATAATGCGGGAGGCTTTCATTTTGAGTTCCATAAGAAAAACTCTTGACCCCTTCTCCCACTTCTGCTACAGTCTTACTTAAGGAGCCTCAAATGACCCACCAAGAACGCCAGGAACTCAATACTCTTTCGAAACAATGCTTTGGAACCGCCTCAAGATGGAAGAAGATCACAGACTATGGCGTGATCGATACAATGTCTAGGGATCGCGAAGTTGTCATTCCTGGCCCTTCTGGACTTAAGACTGAAATTTTTAAGGATACTAAGTATGTCACCAAGCACTATTCTGTGGAAGAAGTAAAGAAGCTCATGACGGAGATCTTGGCCGATAGGGTTAAACATACAGTAGTTCAGGAAGTTCCTGCAGAGGCTTCACTTCAGAGCGACAAATGAGACAGGTTTGTGACGAAACCGGTGCAGTTATCCAGAAAGGTGATATCATTCGAGTATTTCACTTCATTGGAGCACGCAGGAAAAAGCACTACATGTATAAGTACGTAATAGTAAAACATGACGAGCTTTATGCGCTTCACACCGGAACCCTTTCGCCAACAGAATCAGAGGACAGTTTGGAACAGAGATAGAGGAGTCCCCAAATGAAAACAAGAAAAAATGAGCCTCTTTCTAAGGAAACCGAAGAATTCATTGCAAGAATGTTTGTTTGCGAACCGCCATGTGATTCCTATGGAATATGTGAAGCTTGCATGGAAGAAACTATTTTCCTAGCCGGGTACAACTTTGGATACCGAGCCTCAGAGAAAAGAGTTCCTGGTAAGCAGCCAGATGGCTCGGAATGGTACCCATGAACGAAACAGTATTCCTAGTCGCATTTTTTAAGTTTGATAATCGTGGCCCCGAATGGGGATTCAAACGTATCGATCTAGAGGTTATATTTAAGACCGAGCAAGAAGCCCTACGCAACATTTCTTTTTGTGATGAAGCCGGTTGGTACGAGGGTGCCTTGATTGAGGAACGCATGTTAGGATACCACGATACGGTATTTCGAGGCAAACGGATATGGTTGATCCAGAACTCAGAGGGGGTTCTCCAGCCCATTCATGAGCCTCGTACTTTTAAAAACGTCACTCATTTAATAGGATAAGAATGACCCCTCCCAATATGTCCCAAATTCTAGCCCAAGCCGCTAATGACCGAAAAGAACGTATCCGGCTAGAAGAAGCTTTAAAAGCTTTAGATATGATGCTATATTGTAAGGACAAGGAGATTCTACTCCTAAGGAATCGATATCTTTATGGACCAAACCGGGCAAAAATTATTGAAATTGATGTTCAATGAAGGCGAAAGCGTTTGCGTTAGCCCAAATCAATTTGGCTACCATTCTATTCCCATTGATAATGTCGTAGAGGGTCGCATAAACTTAGTATCCGAGGACCCAAAACTACCTTTAAGACAGTGCGATTCCTCCGAACTCCTCCTCTTGGCCATCAATCCAATCCGGGGGTTTCGCAAGGATGCAAATGTCCAAAAGTACAGATCTTTCCTTTTCGAGTGCGATACCGGCAGCACAAAAGAGCAGCTTGGCTACTTTAAACATCTTGGCGTCCCGCTCTCAGCTCAGATTTTCAGTGGGAACAAATCAGTCCATTCTTTGGTAGTTTTGGACACGGACGGACTAGACGAGAAGACCTATAGACTACTCTATGTTTGGGCCTTAAGTATCCTTACTATGTGCGATCAGGCCTGTAAAAATGCCTCAAGATCCATAAGAATTCCGGGTACTTACAGAGAACCAGGTAAAAAACAAAGGCTCATTTGGATGGGCGAAAGAGTTAAGCTAGAAAACTTCATGGCTTGGCTTAACCGTTTCCCCCATCTTAGACCCCAAGCTAAGCCTCCAAGAAAAAGGTTGCAAGGAGAGCCAGACTACGGTAGGCTATCTCCATGGGCTCGAAAGATGCTTAAAGATGGTATCGACTTCAAGACTGGTCGAAATCAGGGCTGGTTTGGACTCGCTTACGATTTCGCCTTGGCTGGATTTACACAGGATCAGGCTACTGAGATCCTTCTAAGTAAATTCGAAGAAGAACACGATTTTAAGGAAAAAGAGCTTTTAGTTTGTATCAATTCGGCTTTTAAAAATGTAGAAGAGAACAAATGATCAGAGATAGTGAAATTAATCGCCTAATCAAGTACGCCCAAGGTCTAGGGCTGTCCGTGCATTTTAAGCCCTACGTTAAGGGCTCAAATGTGGGAGGTGGTTGGGTCGTTGACGGTTCCGAAATCGTAATCTACGTTATTCCAAATGAGCCAAAGATCAATAAGGTCCTATACTTAATCCATGAAATCGCCCATATGAAGGGGTTTATTGAGAACAAAAGGACCATAGATCCAAAGGTTATGGAAGCCTTGAACGACGAGGAAGAGAAGAAGAGAAGTCGCAAAAGGATCTATCTGGATGAGGTAAATGACACCCAATACTGGGAGCAAATTTATCATGACACTAACTGCGGATTTCCTATTGAAAAACTTTATCGAGAACGAGACTACGATATTTGGACATATGAAAGGTACTACCTAGATGGCAAATTCCCAAAAGTTAAAGAAAAACGTGAAAAAATCAAAGAACTCAAAGAAAAATATCGAAAATAGGACAGTCAAAGTCGATAAGAACGGATTCGTCGTTCTATCCGATTTTGATGGACTGCTTCCTACGGAACGGGTATCGTACTACGAAGCTACGGCTAACAAGGACGGCACTGTGGATTTAAAATTCTATGACAAAAATATGAAAATGGTGAAGCCTTATGCCAGTACCTGATGATATCTATGCTATCTCCGGAAGAGTGAAGAATTTTATGGCTAGAGAAGATCTTGGCTTAACGCCTGCTGGGGAGATCCTTAGTAACACCTTCTCATTATTTTTAAAGGACCTATACTCCTTTTCAGATACTCTTCCAGAACCATATAAGACTCAACTTTGGAACATCGCTTACGATAGGGAGAATCTTCCCTGTTACATCATTCGGCTCTGTACCCCTAAGCCCAATCCAGAGGCCCATCTCTATGGGGCAGAGCTTCCGGAGTATGACGAATGATCTCTAAATGCGAAAGAGTATTCTACCTATTGACTATTGCAGTGCTACTGTCGTTTATGTCCTATGAATTTCAGTTTTTTGTTAAGCACTACACATACTTAGAACAGCTAAACTCCTTTATCTTTAAGAGGTGCCGATGAAACTAGTACAATCTCTGGCAGCAGACTATTGGCTTGAAAACTCAGAACAGATCTATAAGGAAGATCTTCACGTATCTACCCCAGTCATGGAAGCGTATGAGGCGGGATTTAGGAAAGCTATTGAACTGTGTCTTAGTCATGGCGAGATACGCTTCCCTAATATTGCAGACCGAGATGATGGTTTTGGGCCAAGTCTGCACGATCAGGTTATGGCGGAAGATTTTTTCGTGTACGATGAGTTAGGATATCTTGGAAGGTTTTTTCGTTGGGCTATTAACCTATTTAAATAAGGAGTTACCATGTCATTGAAAGTAAAGTTGATCAGTCAGTTTAAGGCTTTGTTGGATCGGCGTCTGTTAGGTGCGGATAAATCGGGGAAAAAAGCTCTTAGGAGCAAGCATAGCATTCTGGATTTCTTCCTGAAGAATGAACGTTGGCCCAGCCGATTGAGTCGATACAAAAACGAAAAGAGCTTAGGGTATCGATTTGAAAACTTTATGTCTAAAGAAAGTGCCTCATTTGATCCAGAATTCAGAAAACTAGTTATGGCCAATGGACGAAAGACGAATAATAAGCGCAAACATAAGGTAAAACAATTCAAGAAGGATATTATAGCCTTTATGGAAGAACATGGACGAGCACCAGCAACCCACAGGGCGTATGAAGCTACCGAGGGAGAAAGCCTACTTCGAAGCCGGTTGGACTACTATACCGAAAAGTGCAACGATACAACCCTTCTTGGAGAAGTCTATTCATTGGATCCATGCCATAAATCTGGAATTCCGTTGAAGTACCGTGCTCTGATTAATAAGGATTTGAATGTTCAGAAACCATTGATCCGATTGGTGTAAACATGGATCACCCGAAATTCACATTGATCTACGACAACAATAGTTTCACCCCCTATCAAATAATGGAGTTCATCCCATGTAAAGAGGGAGTTTTAAGTCGAGTTCATTCATCCTTTCAGTCTTTTGATGAAGCCGTGTACAGTCTTGGATACCTCTGTAAGAAGCCAATTATTCTAGCTATCTCTGAAGATAAGATGGATGGGGTATTTGAGGTATGAGTGAACCCTTTACGATAGCAGAAGCTAAATTTACAATTGCTGAACTTAAAGCTCTAAGCCTAAAACCAGGAGATGTGCTGACTGTAAAGCTCGTGGACAGTACAGGACTAGAGATTTTTACACAGCAAGACATGCTTTCTCTTCGAGCAAAACTCAAGAAGGTCTTTAAAGACAACGAAGTAATGGTTTTTGCCATGCCTCAGAATACAGATATTGTATTTGAGGCGGTTAGTCCGGAAGTTAAGAGCGATTGCTCTCCATATAGTTCGGCTAGTATTGGATACTGCTCTGATTGTGGCTGTGGTAAGAAAGAGGCTTTCTTGGCTAATCCGGAGAATCTTGGGAATGATGGATCGTGAGTGAAGTAGAGCATCTAGTCCAAGCCCAGCAAAAGCAGATCGAAACCCTAATCCAAGAGGTAGCTGATCTAAAAAGCCATATTGAGGACTTTGAGCGCATTGCACATGTCTGGAAAAAGAGTTATCAAGACATGGAAGCGAAGTACCGGATCCAATTAGGAAACGCTGCACAATCAATCTCGCAACTCGAAGAGGAGTTGCGAGATTTTAAGACTAATCGCGATTATTGATAGAATTCTTCTACAATAATGTAGCCTGAACCACCTGCACCCCCGGCATTTCCTCCGGTTCCAGCGCCGCCTGCACCGCCCGCTGAACCTATTGAATAAGAATACGAAGTTGTCGGCGAAGTAATAAGTGCATCTACGAATCCGCCCGATCCTCCGCCAGATCCTCCGATAGTTGTCGCAGCAGCACCCGAACCGCCTGCGCCGCCTCCAGACCCGGAGTTTGCTGCTGCCGCACCGCCGGTATTATTATAATTTGCACCCGCACCCGCGCCGCCGAAAGGCGATGCACCGCCGGAGCCACCTGAAGCCTGCCCAACGGAGCCTTGTTCTAAACTTCCGCCTTGACCACCTGAACCCGTAACGGCAGTCCCGAGGGGACCTGATCCTAAAGACGCCGTACCGCCTGCGCCAGCTACGCCTTGCCAACTGCCAGCCGAACCCCCATTAGCAACAAGCAAAGAGGTTCCAAAAGTAGTATTACCACCGCTTGTCGGCGCGGTTCCTGGAGTAGCACTTCCGCCTCCGCTACCGCCTCCGCCGCCGCCGACCATTCTAACCCTTAAGTAAAGGGGGGTTCTAGGAGATGTAGGGGTGGTATATGTTGCAGCTGTTCCCGTAGTAAGCGTACGAACTGTGGGTGCAATAAATGTTGCCGTAGTAACATTTGAAGAAGTAATGGTACCGCTAATAGTAGTTGCTGTTCCAAGAGAAGAAATTACGGCCCAAGTTCCGGCACTAGTCCCGTTAGTCTGAAGTTGGATATAAAGCGAAGATCCCGTTAAGATAGTACCATAAGCATTTCCGGCTGCATCGGTAAATGAACCACCCCCATTAAAATGTAGCGTCAATGATCCAGTGGACTGATTTACTATTTCGAACTTCTGCCCGACAAACATGGTCGTAGCATTAGGCAAAACTACGGTTTGGGTAGTAGACCCAGTAAACACTTGAATTTGGTGTGAAGTGACCGTAAGCGTAGTTGTTCCCGCTGCCGTAGCGGTAGTCGCTAATTGTTCTGTAATTCCGCCTGCTTGAAAACTTGCCATGATAACTCCTCGTTATACTATAAGATTGCCGGTTATACGGCAGTTGTTGAGATGGCGAAATAGGTCAAAATGTAATTCGCCGAAGACGTGGGTGCATTGAAAGAAACAGTAAATTGTGAAGAAGTCTGAGCTGTTACAAGCAAGGGCTGAAATTGAGGGTAAGTATCCGTAACATCACTTAAAGACGCTACAACAGTGAAGCCGGTACTTCCATAGGCTATGGGAAGGGGAACAACTACAGAAGTAACTCCAGATCCAACTGCTACTTGGGCTGTAGGGTTGTCGATCCAGACTAACTGGTAGTTGGCACTACTAGTTGGGGCATTGAATGAATCCGTAAAACTCGTACTCGTTTGAGCGGTAATAAGGGCGGTTTGAAATTGAGGATACGTATCCACTAAATTCTGAGTTACTCCAATAATTCCATAACTTGGACCGTTTTGTGGAATGTTTAGGGCAGCCGTCACACTGGTAGACGCGCTAGGGATAGAGGTTTCACCGCCCTGCGTTGGAAGGGCCGGAATGATGAAATTTATTAGGTAATTTGAAGATGAAAGAGGAGCATTCCACTCGAAAATGAAGCCCGTGGTAGACTTAGAAACTACTTCGACTTGCTGATATTGTGGGGTTGAATCGACGGTATTTTGCATCATAGCTAAAACTACATAAGACAGATCTGGCCTGGCGGGAATAGTGACGGTATAGGAAGTAGTTCCAGCGGTTAAGGCTACGCTATTGGCAATATAGGAACTATTGCTGGTCAGGCCACCTAAAATAGCGTTGATTCTATTGAATATATCGTCAAGAGTATCATTGGCTGGAGAACCAATATTCGATAAAGCTAAACGGTTTACAACTTGACGATCGTCCAAAGGCTTATATGACATACGTTCCTTATATCATCTGATTAATTGTTAAGAATAGCTTGCCAGTTTAACACATAATTCGCCGTTAAAGTGTTAACGTTCCAGCTTGCCGTAAAGCCAGTTGCAGATTGTGCAGTAACGACAATTGGTTGAAACTGAGGAGAGCTATCGGTTGTGTTCACCATATTAACCGTAACCGCATAACTTGTACTTCCAAGAGTAGAACTAAAAGTCACTGCTTGAGTGGCAACCCCAGAAGAGATAGAAGTTTGCCCAGCCCTAATCCCCAATGAAGTCAGGGTTGGCGCTGCTGGAAGAGATTGAAAGGTAGGAGCCGTAGTCGTTCCAGTTGCGGTCAAGACCTGTCCAGAAGTACCGCCTGCAACCTGAGCTAAAGCGCCGGTGGAAGTAGTGCCCCCAATAATAACTTGGTTAACGGTAAACGAAGTATCGCCAGTACCGCCGTTTGCAACAGGAATTGGGCCTAACATTGATAGTACTTGTGCTACAGTCAAATCTAAAGGAGCACCAGAAGCGCCTATATTGTTGCCCTTAATGGTATTTGCAGGCATTACGGCCAATTGAGTATTAGTGATTGAGTGAGGAAGAACGTACAGCTTATTGGCACTGACTCCAATAGTAGAGTTATCTACCTGGACATCTAAGCCGGATGCGTTTACGATAAGAGCGCTAGCTACGGGGATAAGAATCCCAACAGTAGTTCCGCTGCCGCCAGTGATACCTCCGCTAGAGTTGAACGTGGTTGAAACGATCTTATTCTGGTCTACAGAATTAGATGCCATCTTAGCTAAGGTAATTGCACTATTCAAAATAAACTTTGTAGAAATTTGGCTCATACGTTTTTGAAGTTCCTAACTTCGGAGGTATCCACCCCCAGCTTCGATATTTCAATCGGTAATTAGGGGCAGACTTTCATCTGCCCCACTATTTTAAATTAATACGCGTATTTGATCATGAGAATGTCGCCCGAGACCAAGGCAGCATTGCCGCCAGTAGCTAGATCCCCAGCAAATGTAATTCTAGTAACCCCACCAGCACCACCGGTCAAGGAAACGGTATAGTCCACTCCCTTGAGTTGTTCTGGTCCACCAACAACATTAAGAGAAATGCTGTTTACGGTAGCGCTAGAACCTTGAGCTGGGTGAAGAAGATCTACGAACTGATTAGTTATATCTCCAGACACCAGAGTCTTGATGTCTTCGGTAACGGTCAGAGCGCTAGCAGTTGCTTGCCACGTTGGAGCAGCAGTGGCTCCATTGGAGGTCAACACGAATCCGGACGATGCGCCAGCAACTTGAGCCAGTGGTCCCGTTGAGGTAGTCCCACCAATAACGACTTGGTTGGCCGTGAAAGAAGAATCTCCAGTGCCACCGTTAGCTACTGGAAGGACTCCGGTAACGCCGCTAGTCAGTGGCAGGCCGGTAGCGTTCGTAAGAACCGCAGCGCTAGGAGTTCCCAATGCTGGGGTTACGAGCGTTGGGCTCGTGGCCAAAACCACATTCCCAGAGCCGGTAGTTGAAGCCGCACTGATTGCAGTTCCATTGCCTTGCAGAATACCGGTAATAGTCGTAGAAACTGTTAGTGCTGTACCGCTGTAGGTTCCAGCGAATCCATTGGCAGAAGCCATCGACATGACTACGGAACCTTGAGCCCCATTAACGAAGCTAACACCGGCAGCAGGAGTCGTTAATACCCATTTAGTCCCATTGTAGATTACCAGATCGCCAATTTGGAAGTTGACCATCGAGGGATCTGTCAACCCAGCAACCGTTCCAGTATCGGCAGCACTTACCCAATAAGTAAAACCGGTAGTTCCTGTACCATCAACCAAGGTAGGGGTATTGGTATTTGGATTCCAATTACCTTGGAATTCCATGAGGGTAGATGGAAGCTGCGAAAGAGGGACTTTTCCGCCGCCATCCAAAGTGGCTACTCCACCCGCTGAACCTGCAAATGATAAATCTCCTACGACAATAGCACGAGGGGTCATTGCCCCAGCGGAACCATTTGGAGAAGCCAAGAATAAATTTGCTGCTTCAGAAGTACCGGTAATGGCCAGAGTTCCAGAAGTGGTAATTGGGGAGCCGGTAACCGTCAACCAAGAAGGGGTCGTCAAGGCAACAGAGGTTACCGTTCCAGTAGAAGCAGTTTGCCAAGTAGGGGCTGCGGTCGTTCCGTTAGAGGTCAGAACGGTACCGGTAGCTCCTCCTGCAACAGCAGTGAATGGATTGGTAGAAGTCGTACCAGCGATAATAACCTGGTTAGCGCTGAAAGAACCAGAGCCGGTTCCACCATTGGCAACAGGGAGAATACCTGCTACTTGGGTCGTTAAACTAACAGTACCCGTCAGTTGGGACGTAGCAATCGAGAGCCCTGAACCGCCAGTAACGCCTACTGGAAGAACTCCGCTAAGGTTAGCCGCTGCCAAATTGGTTAAAGCCGATCCATTGACCGCTCCGAATGTACCTCCCGATACTTGTGAGCCAGAAATGGAAATACCCGAAACATCTCCAGAAGCAATCGCCCTAAAAGTTGTACCGCCAGATCCATCAGAAAAAAGAGCCGTGGTAGCCGCAGCCGCTCCAGAACCGATTTTACCGTGGGCTGCAGATGATCCTGAAGTTACCGCTAAGTCTTTGATAAATTTTGTTACGATTTGGCTCATAAAAATTCCTTAATTGTATTGAACTACGAGCATATCGCCCGAAACTAAAACCCCATCTAAGAATAATCCACTCCAACTAAGCTGAGAGCCGGAAACTGTGTAATCTGCCCCATACGATTGCATAGGGCCGCCAATAACTGTAAGAATGGTATCGGCGGCTGTATCTGGAGCGGAACTAAGTGTTACAAATTTATTGGTAATGTCTGTACCAGACAAAGTAAATAAATTAACATTATAAGAAGATGCCAACATCGAATTAGTGATAGCGCCATTTGCGATACTTGTAGCATTACCAACACTTGTAACTACACCAGTAAGATTAGCGTTTGTGGTGACGGTCCCGGCATTACCGGTAATACTCCCAGTAGGAATAACGTAATCTGTTCCAGCGGTGGCTGCTGAAACGGCTGTACCGTTACCTTTAAGGAGCCCAGAGATAGTAGTCGAGATTGTGATAGCAGGGGTAGTAGTAGCTGTAGCTACGGTCCCCGCAAAACCGTTTGCAGAAACAACTGAGACAGAAGATACCGTACCTGATCCAGCTGCAGGAGTCATCCATGCGGGTAGACCAGAAACAACAGTTAGGACTTGTCCTGCAGACCCAATCGGCAATCTAGCCGCTGCTGGAGTCGCATTTTCAAAAAGTATATCTCCAGCGGTAGTTAAAGGAGATAGAGCATTAAAAGAAGAAGACGTAGAAGTTTGGCCCGTTCCACCATTAGCTACTGGAAGAGCAGTTCCAGAAAGGGTTACTGCTAGGGTACCAGTGCTGGTGATGGGAGATCCTGAAACACTCAAGAAAGATGGTACAGTTAATGCAACAGATGTGACTGTTCCAGAACCACTACCAGGACTCCAACTCAGATTCCCAGCTCCATCGTTGGTCAGAACGTAACCGGAAGAGGCGGCTTGGGCTGGAGGCCAGAAAATAGAATACGTTGTAGTTACTGCGGAAGCAAATTGAGTTATAGAGCCAGAAGTGGCTCCGCTTAGTTGAGATTTAGCGCTAGTAGAAGATGGATTGTATGACATATTACAGAATATCCCATCCTGAGCCGTTGGAAGCTAAAGTAAACGATTCGTACTGAACATTTTCATATTGGGCGCTGAATCCATCGATTAAATCCGATCCAAACGCGTTGATGTTTAGGTAATTTGACGTACTGTCAACCTTTTTTAGGTAGAAAATTCTTCCAGTTACGGTAGAAGCGGCTGGTAAATCAAAGTTAACTACTCCAGCAGTGCAATCCGCGCGTAAAATACAGTCGCCTGTAAGAACAGCGTAGGTAGTTGGACCGAACTTAGTGGAAACAGAAACGGGAGTCATGCTTCCGTTCAGTCCTGGAGCGCCAGGAGCACCAGCCGGACCAGCAGGACCGACAGCGTTAGCTCCATTGCCTCCTCCGCCACCAAGCCTAATTTCAACTTCGTCCCCAATAACTAAGCCGCCGCCAGGAAGAGTAAGAATCTGAATTTGATTAGAAGGAGTTCCAGGTGCGCCAACTTCAGCGTAAGCTCCGGACTCCAAATCCATGAACTGACCGTTCAAGAATAAGAGGAGCGACCCTGCTCCAACAGTATACTGTTGTGGGATATTTCCTTCTCTGCTATTGTTAGGAAGAGTAAGGAAACTTCCATTAGCAACGGGACCATTCAAACTGGTCGGTGGGGTTGCGCCTGATGCGACTATCTCGATAACTTCATCGTACGAAGGAGAATCCAAGAGGGCTTGGATATTCCCAATAGCTTTATCTAGCTCTTTGATAGCTAAGGTCAAACTATCGGAGTCATGTATAACGTAGTTACCAGTGCCAGTCCCGGATTGAGAAGTAGTGATCGCAAATGGAGCGCCAACGTTTACATTGCTAGCACCATTCGAAGTTCCTGCAGATGTATTGGTTACTACAAGTGTGCCAACCCCAGAAGTAGCTGAAAAGTCTCCAAATGGAGCTGAATTCAGAGCAAGAGCCAACTTTGTTGCAACTTGAGTGGCTGTATCTCCAGTTAAGATGTCCACTTCAATAATAGCATTCGTATTTGGAGCTACAGGAGCACTACCTACACCGCTAACTTTGAACCAAACAGCGTATTCGCGAGCGTCTGCAGAAGAGCTAATGAGGAAATACTGACCGCCAGTAATAGTTGATCCACCACCAGTGGTAAAATCGGAGATCTGAACGGTAGATCCTGGATTCATAGCCGCTACATATTGTGGCTTAGAAGATGACGCCGATGGAGAACCGATATATTGCAGAAGCTCAAGAGAGGTAGTTCCGGAAACAGATACACTCTCGCCATTATCAAGTTCTTGTGATAGGAAGCGAATGTAAACTTTAGGATTTCCCCCATTGTCTTCTCGCAGGAACAGCCAGAAAACATCGGCCCCTACTGGAACAGAGGCGCGGGACGAAATTTGAATAGCGCGGGTATCGCCAACTGGAGATGGCGAAGCATGATAAGAGCCAAACGCATACTGGGCTTGAGATCCGCCAGCACCAGAATTGTCCCCAGCCGAAACATTGCTCGTAAGGGTAACTTGAGATCCAGAATTGACTGTCAAGATCTGGTAATAACCGGAAGAAGTATTTGAAGCGACCTTAATAAAGTCACCGGGAAGTAGTCCAGAAGTCCAGGTTACAGCGCCAACAGAATTGACAGTTGGGGAACCTGAAACAAAAATCAGGTTTGGAGCGATAGGGACTTCTCTATTAAGGAGAATATAGGCTACTTCATCATCCGTAAGTGTTATATCGGTAGAAGAAGGATTAGCAGCAATAGTATAGGTGAGGGAAGATCCGATGACACGAATTTCAATCGGTTGATCCCAATTGATCTGCCCTGGAGAAGTGATAGCGCTCGGACTATAGAAACTTACGCCAATTCCAGTACCGTTTAGGGTAGCTGGTTGGGACATGGTAATCGTAGACCCAGCGATAGAAAGTATGGTAGCCCCTTGAGGAATACCAGTACCGAAGATGAAGTCCCCATTAACTAATCCAGCAGTAGAAGCTAGAGAGGTTAACTGATTGCTAGTGACAGCTATATTTCCGGTGGTAACTAGGATAGGATCAGAATTAGGTAGAATCCCGTTAGAAATTTCACCACTGCCGGTAATAACAGTATTCCCGAGATCCTGGAAAAGACTTTGCAGGGAGGGAATTGGACCACCTCCACCGCCGCCTGCTCCTGAGAACCAATAGGGCGTGCCCTTGATTCCAAGAAGTTCGGACATGATGGCGTTCATCCAAGATTTCAGGCTGTCTAGTTGTTTATCGCCGCCTATAAAGGGGTTAGCGGAGCTATTAGTAGCACTGATGGTTACTGGAGACTGGGTTTGCCCTTGGCTCCAAGGATAGGTGAAGTTAGGGTTAGGGCTAATTCCACCAGTTTCGAGGGAATAGAGCATCCAGCGGGGATCGGTGATAGTTAGGACGTTTCCGTTAGAATCTGTGGTTACGATAGCTGCTGGGAGGACGTTTTGAGCCCAAGGAGAGGTCGTGATGATGATTTTGTAGGTGAGGGTTTGGGCTTCAGGTGCTATCTCAGTTATTTCGTCGTTGGCGGTTGCGTTCCAGATGTACTTGGTTACGTCTGTGCTAGGATCAGCGAATCGATTGTAATCAATACCCACATAGTTCGTGCTGGAAGCTGTGAAGGATCCGGAAACATTAGGATTTGTGGCTGCATTTAGGACCTGGTTAGCGGTCCCAAGTGGTACCTGGAAAACGGTGCCGCTGGCCGACGCATCAATATTTAAAATAGAGCCTGGGTCTACGATCATCTGTAGGCCGTTTGCGGCGGAGCCAATAGCTCCGGACGTAACCAGTGAGAACCCGCGAATGATGTAACCCTGCGAAGTTCCAGTAATAATGGCGGTTACTGCAGCATCCCAATCAGAACGGGAAGCGCTTTCGATGCGCCTAAGGCTGCTCACATCCAGGCGTTGCTCGCTCAAAATGTTAAGAGTGCTTAATACTGCCATAAATATTTGATTTCCTAGGCCTTTTCTTCAATTTATTGGATCTACGGCCTATAACCTTAGTACCATTAAAGGTGGCGATAGCGTATAGGTATCGCTCTTCTAATAAGATTGTGGGTTGGTCCTCATCTGCAAAAACCCAAACATGCTGTCCAGCGGACTTACTCTCCTTGAATAGGCAAGCCCCTCTTATTGCTGTAGAATGAGCGTCGATAGTTTTTTGGGCTACGAAACAGGACGGAAATTCTATAATTGAGCCATCGACTAAAGACTTACCTATAATAGCCCTGGATTGGTCATTGTTTCCGCGTTTTTTGGCCATTAATCTTCTTCGTTCCATCTCCTCCACATTAAATTCGGATTTATGCATCCAAACCCAGCCACCGCAAGAAATTGCCTGCTGAGTTCTCTTCCCACAAATAGAAACCGATAGTAGACAACATTTTCCGATATTTTTATAGTTAAACCCATCTAGGGCCGTATCTTTCCCACACGAGTATTCTTTAATCTCACCAGTCTCTATAGACATTCCTATAATTGGTTTCTTAGAGGATTCTCCTATTTTTCTTTTTGCCTCTTCCGTATGCTTTACTGGGGGAGCGTCATAGCCGCCCTTTTTAAGGTTATATAGGCGATGTTTTTCGTTTTCTAAGGTAAATATTTCTGCGGCTTCCATCTCCGCAATAGTTGAGAATTTCTGCCTTATGTGATACTTAAAAGCGCCTACTCCGAATTCGTTGTATGCTTCTTGCAACTTATAGTTGTAGTGTTCATTTCTTTCCAATGATTTTCTGTGGGCAGACCAACGTCGTTCGATCCTACCCTTGGTAATTCCGGCGTAGCCCATTCCGTTAACAGTATTCGTAATCTCGTATAGAAACATACCCTTACTATATCATATCTCTCCTTGATTTCACTACAATCTTGTAGTAGAGTACGAATATGAGGTGCGATTTGGGTAAAATCCGTCGTGGGTCAAAAGAATATTCTAAAGAACAGAGATTGATCAGAGAAAACAAACAGTTGAAGAAAGAGCTGGGTCACCTACGCAAGCAAATTGCTAGAATCGACCTCGACCGATACGAAACTGTTACGCAAATGTGCGCGGACTATCAAGAATCTGAGAGATTTCAGGAAAATATGGCTGATACCACTTCAAATGTGGACGATTTGAAGAAGGAATGGGCCTGTAATTCCTGTAGTTCCGGATACTTAGAGATTTTCTTGTACTCCAAGATGGGCGAAACGCACTACTATAGACGGTGCAACGGCTGTCAACATAGGACCCACGGAAAAAGATATTCGGCACAAGTCAAAGGAATTTTACATCAATGAGTGATTATTTTAAAGAAGGCTCTGTGGTAATTGTAGATACCGGCCAATCGGGTTGTCTTACCCATCTGGACGGTAACGAAGCTTCTGTTCTACTTCTAAACCTAGAAATGTGGCACGGAATGACCAATAGGCTTAGACTGCCTCAGAACCAGGAAGATTTAAGCGCGTGCCCTCTTAATGTTGAAAAAGAGATCCCTCTTAAGCGTATTTCTAGGGATTAGCTTACCCAGTACTTAATGAATGGATGTCCGGACTGGTAATAAGCTTGAGCAACCCCATTCATTTCGGCATCCCCATAGTCTTTTTTTAAACGCCAATACCAAATAAAAGAAGCTACGTAGCACATGAAGGATGTTTGGTAAGTATTCTGCATAAGATGCCAACTTAAGCGTCTTGGGTCTGCCTGATTGATGGGCGTATTCGTGCAGCTAATCGCTATGGATGCTGCTGCTATAAAAAATAAGGGCATCGCCATAACCCTAACCAAAAGATGAAGTGGGTTCCAGAAAGACGGGAACGCAGCTGAAACCATAGCTGCTAATAGTTGAGGCTGTCTGACCAAAAAACTTTGAGTGGTCCACTGACCTGGGCTAACATTGTTCAACGCTCCGAGATATCGAAAAACAGCCCAAAGAAATTTTCTGGGTATTTTAGTGTTTCCTAAGTATGAGCAAGCATTTAGGACGGCATAGTAGTCGTCCGGACCTTCTTGACCATCTGATTGACTAGTTGGAACCCTATTGAGCATACCCTGTGAGTTTATGCAGTTTTGTATCGTTTTATCGAAAGTTACACAATCATCTTGCGTTAATTGATTAGATTTTGCTAAGATAGTGTAATATTCGGACGTAAACATTGGGCCGTTGTCACTAGCAGAAAGCGTTCCGGGTGTAACTAGATTTGGTGAAATCAATCCGTTACCATCTATATAAGGCTTAATGTCGTCTCTAATACTCATACTAGTAAGATTGACATTAGAATTTTGGCATGGTAGAGTCTAGAAATGGAAGTAATGACCCTTATTATGTCTGCGGCTAAGGCGGTTGGAGTATCTGGAACCCTGTTGCTTGCTATTTGCAACCATGAATCTGGGGGGTTTAGGCAAAATTATGCCCCTTTTGATAAGGGCACACCAAGTTATGGTTCTTGCCAGCTAAAGGAAGATACGGCCTTAATGTTTAACTTTCAGGGTCTCCCCTTTGAACTTAACGATCCCAAAGAAAATGCCAAATATTCCGCCTTATATCTGAAATATCAGCAGGATAGATACGGTGAAGACTGGGTTAAGATGACAGCGGCCTATAATAGTGGCACGTTTTTTGAAAGTAAGAGGGTTCCTGGCTGTCCGCGCAACCTCCGATACGTCAATCTGGTAAAGGCCAAGCTGCCCTTGGATTTGCAAGGAAGGCTGAATTGTGGCTTTTCTAGCAATTTTGCGGAGGCAGAATGATTAAGTTTTGTTGGCTGTGCAGCAAGAAACTCTGGGGTCGTCACAAAGAAGTCTTGATAATTGATTACTATCCTAGGACCCTCCACAAGTCTTGTGCTAAGGACATTAAGCGAGAATCTGACTACCAGAAGGACAGAGATGGAAGCTATCACTCCATGCATTGGGAGCCTATGGGCGCTTTTACGGATTAGGATTGACTCTTTAAGGTAGGTGTGATACTGTCTTTTTAGGTAGAAAGCCTAGAAAGAGTTGATCCGTGGGAGTAAGTAGGATATCTGATAAACAACATTACGAAAACTTAAAAGATTGTGTTGAAAAACGCGGTGGTAAGCTAGTATCTGAAAAATACTTAGGATCTAGAATAAAGCTAACCATAGACTGCGGTAAGGGGCACGAATGGGACTCTATACCCCGAAATATAATCGTTCTGAAGTCTTGGTGTCCGTTTTGCGCTAAAACCAGAACTCCTGGGATTGAAGGTATGCAGGAATTGGCTCAAGGTCAGAATCTTGTGTGCTTAAATAAATTTAAAAAGGGGGAAGAAAACACTTTTCAGTGGAAATGTTTGTTGTGTGGCGACACCTTCATAAGAAGGTTGAGCCATATTAGAAGCAGACCCGGTTGTTCCAATTGTAAGGCTAGAAATTTAGGCGAAAGGGTTTGTAGGCTATCTTTTGAGGCAATCTTTGAATCGAAATTCCCCAATACACACATGTCATGGCTTATAAACAATAACGGAAATACGCTAACCCTAGATGGGGTTAATACCGATCTTAAGATAGCATTTGAGCATCAAGGAGAACAGCATTTTAAATTTAAAAAACACTTTCATAGAAAGGAAGGCGCTCTAGAAGATATTATACGGAGGGATAATTTGAAGATTAAGCTTTGTGAGGAAAATGGATATAAATTAGCAATAGTGCCAGACCTAATCTGTGTAGGAAAAATATTTTCCTCTATAGAGTCAGGACAATCCCTTATCCCCATTCCCGAACCGATTTTATTGGCCTGTAAGAACGCTGGAATAATACTACTAGACAGCGTAAGATCGATACTGTTGGACTTAAAGAAAATTACCGGAAAAGAAAGCGATCAAATACTGGAATCTCTCAAAATTCATGCAAAAAATGGTGGGTTTAGTATACCTGACTGTCTTATTTATAGCATGCACGATACTCCAATAAAAGCTATTTGCTATAAGTGTGAGTACGAGTGGAACACAACACCTACAAGAATAAAAGTGGGAAAGGCGTGTCCTAGATGTGCTGGGACGTTAAGGCTAGAAATAGGTTGGTTCAAACAAGAAGCGGAAAGGCGCGGCGATGTCCTTTTATCTACTCAGTACAACGGCCTATCGAGCTTTATCGAAGTAAAATGCGGCAAATGTAGCCATATTAGGAAAGTGCTAGCGCAAAGCTTTAGAAAGGGGCATGGTTGCAAAAAGTGTTCAGATAAAGAAGGCGCCAAGAAAAGATTAGCAAATCAGCTCAGGTCAAGAGGCCAATAAAGTACTTGGCCGATAAAAGAAAAGCTTACAGAGTAAACCCCCTTAGTCTGAACCGACTCAGAAATATTCGATACTTGTGCCTTAGGAATTGACCAGATTGTCTCGCCGCTTTGGCGATCTTCGAGTCTAAGGCTGCAGTAATTTGTTGCGGCCAAATTCGAAAATAAAGAGATCAAATTAGATCCCTGAAGTCCTCCGCTGTTGGTTATCCGCACTCCTTTACAGTTCCCCTTAACTACATTTTGTCCGCCAGTAGCTATTTCTTGCGGATAGGGAGAGTTGATCCCATAGATACTATAAGCGCCTTGATCCAACTCTATGGATACACTCTGAGTTATTGAAAAAATTTTATTGTTAACGTAGAGTCTACATCTAGCCCCAGTTATTACGAGCGATTGTTGCGCCATATGAACTCCTTATGGTCCGTAAACATAGTCAACTTCCGAGTAAACAGTTCCATATTTACCCAATCCGATGTCGTTAGGATACAGGATCGTAAAATTTACCGTAACGCCAGCAGCCACAACCGAACCAATAATTGTTTGGCAGTAGGACCTAGCGTTCGCTGTGTCTGTGAGATATCCTTGATAGTAGGAGCCGTCGCTTGGCAAAACGATCGGCGCTTTAGAGGTAACCAAAAGAACCGAAGTTCCAACTGGATGATCTTTTTGAATGAAATATGCTGGACTAACAAGAAGAGTCCCAGAACTTGGGGCAGCTATATAAGGAATGGGACCTTCCTGATTTTCTCCGCCATAGTCAAAAATAAAGTACCCGCTTGCGTCTGGGAATCCTACAGAAGACCCGACTGTAATGACGTGACTAGTCTCGCCGTTGACATCTTCTGTCAGGGTAGTGCTAGCGCCACCGATCGTAAAACCTTGGCTCGGATCAAAAATATAGGGTCCTAGCGTTATTGGCAAACTCGGTCCGGCATCTGCGATGGTAGTTGGATCGACCACAGTCATCGTAACGACGTTATCTACTACAGTATAGGTCAGAGTTGGAAGAACCGCACTAACAGCATCAAAAACCTTAGCGGCGACAGTGCCTGGCAAATCCTCGCTTCCAATATTGACTTCAATCCCAGTGTATCCATTTGGAGCAGGATCCGTATTTCCACCATCGACATTAAGCCAACCATAGTACTGGAACATCGACCCTAAATCGTCTATCAAATAGTAATCTGCTATACCGGTACTAGGATAGAAACTTCCTGCTTGCAGAACTAATTGTACCACGGGCTGTTCTGTAACCCCATGCAGGTGCATTGAACCGATCCTGCTTCTTTCGATTATCTTTGTTGTAGCGGGCAAAAATATCTGTAGGGTATTGGCCTGAACTTGATAAACTGCAGCATAGTATTGCTTATTTAGGATAGTTTCTCTAACTGGTGTGTAGAATAAAACAGCAGTATCTGTTCCCTGCACTACAATTCCAGTACTTCCAAGTGGACTATAGATTTGAAAATACGCAATGTCTACAGCCCCACCTTGGGATGATATAATAGGATACGATCCTTCGTTACTAGAAGAAGCGAACCCTCCACCAAAAATATTCACGTACTGCTGAGGTTCAACCACTCCAAGATTTGGGTCTGCTCCACCTGTCCAAGTAAATCTTAAATTCCCGCCTGGTTGTTGACTGATAGTCCACTGAGTTGAAAAATTGCCCCCAGCTGGGACTGTTGCACTAAATGAAAGTACGTTTTCTGCTCTACCACCTAAGACTGTAATGGAAGAAGAAGCTCCAATAGTGCTAGATACTAATTGAACATAGTTTCCATTGCCATCATTATTTACGATCGCACTACCAGAAACACCCAAACGGCTCAATCCAATAGAAATAGCGTTTGCGATTTCCTGCGCACTTGCTGCAGCGATACTAGTAAACTGACTTGCATGAAAAGTAACAGTACTGGTATTTGCGCCATCAAAGTTAACGATTAGGGTGTCGCCGTCTTGCAAATTATAGGGCTCTAAGTTTTGAGCGTTAGAGGTGGCTTTTACGAATTCATCGCCAAACACAATGTCCAGGATGTTATTGATTAGATCTCGTACTTGCTTTCTATTTTTAACTTGAATACCCAAAGCACTGAAGATGGTATCACTAAGCCCAATAGTAGGATCTCTGGTGATCCCATAGTTGGCCAAACGAAGGTCTAGAAAGGCTCCTTGGGCAGTACCGATATAGAGAGAATCGTTAACTGCAGCGGCTGAATTCACCAAATAAGTACTGCACGAGGATGCAATAGCATTAAGAATTGCTGTAGTATTAGGCCCATTAATATATTGGCTAAGATACTGTCTTAACTTTTTATATTCTGTTGCTGTATCAGTGACTGCCATAAATTTCCCTTATGTTAGTAACGATACACTTATATCACTAAGTTGAACGACGAATGCTTTTTGGCCAGTAGCTAATACAATTTCGTCATTGTTTACATTATATGCTGGACTCACCATCACAACGCTGGTCACACCAGGGATCAGCCTTACAGTTTCCACGATAGAACTCAAGTCAATACTAACTCCCAAGGGATTCGATTCAATCAAGGAGTACACTGAAGCTTGGATCTGCTGAGTAATCTGGCTGAACGAAACACCAATATTAGTTCTTATGGCCAAAGAAACTTTAACTCTGAAATCGAGAGGTTCTCTGATAAAAATATTAGTACCAGCCGCCGAGACTCCTGGGTAGCTGATTGGATCACGTGGATCGCCATAGATTACTCGATTTGATTCACCGATCAAACCCGTATCGTAGTTATACGAATCTATTCCAAGTCTAATCGTTGTTGGAAAGTTTAATTTTCCAAGTGCAGTCATAGTAACACCAGCGCTCAGATCGATTTTTTCATATTGGGCAGATGTATTGAAAACGATATCGTTAAAGCTGGTAGTTCCTGGCTCAGATGCAACATATGCAACCTGTTTATAGCCGGTGTACTTGATACCTTCTTGCACAGAGAGAGATGAAAAATTACCAGCAACATTCGTATCGTATTGAGTAGAAATTACACCAGATACAACGACAGATGTTGGACTCAAAACCTGCAAGATATTATAGGTTCCAGAATTGCCTGCTCCAAGAACGGTTCCATTAACGACAAACTTATCTCCGGGAACGGCAGCTTCGTATGGATAGAATTGAATCTGAGGACGATCTACGGAGAAAGTTACAGATGAGATTCCAGACTGTACCACAGCGGAAGGATTAACGACCGTCAAGAATGGGGTTTGTCCGGTTTGAGTTACCACAAAGCTGAATGCGGCAGGCATCGAAACATCAACAGGAACATGGGTCGCGGCTGCAACAGTAGCAGTTACAGTAACGACATTCCCACTTACAGAATGGGTCATCAAGGCCAAAGCTGAAAGGGCAGTATTGGTCTTAGTGGCAACCGTAGCTGCCGTATCTGGAGTAACACCACCAACGACGGTCACTTCGATACCAGTAAAACCAGCAGGAGCCGGATCAGTATTTGAGCCACCAGATACATTATACCAAACGTAGTACTTATTAGCGTTTCCACCGTTCCAAATTTCGAAGTAGTCTCCAGGACCAGTCGATGGGAAGGTTATAGCTGGGGGCATTGTAAATTGAACAATTTGTTGCTGTGAAGGTCCAGATTGTTTTACAGTGAAGCTTCCTTGATTTGGGGTAGAGAAACCGGTTCCAAAAGTAACCACATCGCCTGGTTGGGCAACCCCTAAGAATGGAGCAGTTCCAGTTCCAGTCCAACTGAGAGTTTCGATCCCTCCAGAAACAGAAACATTAAATACAGTAGTAGCATCGTATCCAGTAGAAATAGTACCTGCAGTGCAGGTTACTTCTTCTTCTACAGAGTTAGCATTTTCATACCAAACACTATCGTTGTTTTCACGAATGACTCGATATTCACCTTGATTGAGGGGGCTGAAGGGGGAAGCTAAAATCATCGTGTCGCCTTCAGAAACAGATGATGTAGCGGTGAAGTCTCCAGCTAGTACAATAGTCCCATTTTCAACTACTACGGATGGATTAGAAACGGTAAAGGACAATCCATCTGGAGATACTCCAGTTACAAAGAATGTCCCGTTATTGCCAGCGTTCGCCATCCTCGTAATGGTAATCAAGTCTCCAATAGAGAGACCGGCAAAGTTGGCATTGCCAGCAGGTCCAGGAGGGGCTGACTGTGTGTTAATGGTTGCTGTATCGCTTAAGGTAACCGCTGCAGTCAAGGCGATTAGGGACCCATTTACGATGCCGCCAAGAGTGTTGATGATGCTTGCCTGAGCTACAATATTACCTTCAAAGGTTCCAGCACTTCCACTATTAATGGTAGCAGATGAACCCACAATCCAGAAGATGTCTGCTGCAGTAGCCCCACCAGTCAAAACCATAGTTGGAACCCCACCAGCTCCAGTTGTGAGGGTAGACGCCGCATAAATGATGTATTGTCCTGCACCATTAAAAGTCAGGGTTGCAGGACCCGATGTGGCCAAGTTAAACGTCCCGCTAGATTCCTTATAATTCCCAGGAGTCAAAACTACTCCATCGAGATCTGCAGAAATAGCAGTTCCGGCCAACCCAAGAGTTTGCATGCTAGTATATGCTGCTAGAGCATCATTTTGGGCGGTATTTGCTGCTGAGTTAGCCAAGTTAGTAGAGCCAGTAACGGTAAAAGTGCCGGTAACAGTAGATCCAGGATATTCACCCAAATTCCCATTAACTACGCTGGTTCCAACACTATTAGTGATGGCAGAAGATGCCAAGATCCCATAGGTAGCTGCTGACGCTAAAGGGCTTGGAGGTGGGGTTGGAGTTGGAACAGAGGTGTACGTACCATCAGAAGATACGTTTACGGTCCAATTCCCAGTATCGTTAAAATTCACTGAAGAGCTAAAGTCGGGAGAAGTTCCAACCCCATTCCAGCTAAGGCAGGTCAACAATCCTTGTTTTTCTACCCTGAAAGTATCTCCTACAACCCTAATACCGCTTCTAGGAGCGCCAAAGTAGAGTTGCGCAGTTTCTTGGTTCAGGAGTATGATCGTAGATTGTCCATCTATCGGCGTATTTTGTAGAACGGTAACACTCGTGTTATTGCTGATCCCCGTATCTTTCGTTTGATAGTTTGCCGCTTGGAGTCTGAACCATTGATCGCTAGCTACTGCTTGACTGGCGATGCTGTTAGCGGAGATGGACATCTCATTGTTACCAAGTAGCTCCCCAGAAGTCAATACTGGAACGACATATTCGTTACCACTTCCGCCTACGATTTGGATAGCTCCGACAGATCCCAATGTTTCCGTTGCGAGTTGGAGTTTGGTTCCACGATCGACCACTTCTACAGTTCCAACGGTAGTAAACCCAGTTACAGCCAAGATAGACCAAAGCCTTTGGACTTGATCCATAGTAGTTGGAATAAGTCTGACTTCATCTCCACTTGTAAAGAAGCTATAACCTGTATCGCTAGGGTAGGTAAGTGGTTCTTTAAGGGTAAATTGTGGATTTCCAGTAACGTTGGAGCTTGCAATCCAGTTAATCCCATCTTTTAGGAAGTAGAATGGATGTGTAAATCCGCTATCTTCGAAAGTACTCAAAGCGATAATGCCAGATCCAGTAGTTCCGCCGTCATTTACGATCGTGGAAGTAAAGTACTGTTTTAGATTTGCATTGATATAGGTATTTATTTGTGCTGCCGTAGTTGGGGTTGCAATATAAAAAGTAATCCCGTTTAGAATGGTAGTAACTACTCCAGTTTGATTTACGGCGGTACCGGTTGGGACTTGAACACTAAAGGATGTAGAAGTTGGAGTAAATCCTACTGCAGAAGATACCTTGAATGTTCCAGTGTTTGCGATGTTAAATCCGGTCGATGACAAGATCGTAACGTACTCTCCACCAGACAAGAACAGGGCTGGGTTGCCAGGACCGGAAAGGGTAAAGGCCGAGAAAGCAATCGTAGAATCGCCAGTTCCGGAAGTCTTGGTTAAGATTCCAGACGCAAGAGGCGGCCCACCAGCGCTCATTGCCGTTATCGTCGTACCAACAAGCGTAACCTTAGTCGCGGTGACAGTGAACGTTTGGCCATTACTCGTATAGGTCGCGCCAATAGTTGCAGCGGCTGCCGTTGGGACAGTGAAAGTATACACTCCGTCCCAATTATAGGTTACTTGATCTGTCCCAGCAGTAGGGGTATTAGGGGTTACCGTTACGTTCCAAAGAGTGCTTGGCGCAATAGAAGATGCAATTGGTGCTCCGGACTGTAGGCCGATCGAAACACTTACTTCATTGTTAGAAGTGACAGTAACCGTAGAATTAATGGGTTGATTGGCAGAAGTAGGGTAGACATAGGAAACATTTACCGCTTCACCGCTTCGGCCCCAAAGGGTGGACCTGATCAAAAGCGCTGTTTGAGCATTTGATCCCTGAAGTACAAATTTTGGTTGCAATAGGACCTTGAAGTTTGAGAAATCAAAGCCAGCAAAGTTTGTGGCAAAGGAAGCAGTAGGGCCAGCATCCACATCGTATGCGTTGAAACTATAATCGTTAGCGGGCCAAGTGCTGTTAACTATGGCTCTCCTGTAAAGAGGCATAGTATAGGTTTCGCCAGCAGTATTGTTGTCTACGATGGTAACTACCGTATCGTTATATCCAAAGTCGAGTGGGTTGGCCACATAGTACCTATCAGCGATTCTAAGACGTCTAACGTTTGGATACTCTGGGAGGATGGTAATTGCGGTTCCAGAAGTTGCCCACATTTGAACATTTTCTTCAGAAGGCTGTTCGTCATCAATAAGGCCAGTTCCAGCAGTAGTAAGGGTGGTTCCAGCTATGATGGTGGTACCTACCGTGAAGAAAATTCCGTTGTTAGAATACACAGCCCCGGAAGTTGCGTTTGCAGAGGTAGTCGTAAAGACAAATTGTCCTGGAGCAGGCGATGTAAACGCAGAGAAAGTAATCGTTGAATCTCCGGTTCCAGAAACTTTGGTAAGAACTGGGGATCCAGAAGAAGGCTGTGAGTTGACTACTGCTGCAGCGCTTAAAGTTACAGCGGCAGTCAAGGCAATTAAAGATCCGTTAACTGTTCCGCCGAGGGTATTGGTGATGGAGGCCTGCGCTATGATGTTACCTTGGAAGGTTCCAATATTCCCGCTATTGATGGTAGCTGAGCTGCCTACAATCCAGAAGATGTTCTTTGCTAAAGCCCCACCAGAGAGGACCATGGTTGGAACGCCACCAGCACCGGTAGTAAGGGTAGAAGCGGTGATAATGATGTACTGTCCTGCCCCATTAAATGTAAGAGTTGCAGGACCAGAGGTAGCTAAAGTCGCTGCACCGGAAGAGAAGCTATATACGCCTGGAGTCAGGGTTTGACCGTCCAAGGCGGAAGGAATGACAGTCCCTGGAGCTTCTGCTGCCATGGTAGTATAAGCGGCCAAGGCGTCGTTTTGGGCGGTATGGGCCGCGCCATTAGCTAAGTTTGTAGCTCCAGTAACCGTAAAAGAACCGGTAACGGTAGAGCCAGGATATTCACCCAAGCTGCCGTTAACAGTGCTAGTCCCGACGCTATTGGTGATAGCGGAAGCCGCCAAGATACCATAATCGGCGGCTGAAGCTAGTGGGCTCGTAGAAGGACCGCCAGTAAGAGAGGGCGAGCTACCATATGGGTTCAGGAAATTGATAATTTCATTTGGACCGAATTGACTCAAAGATCTGGTGGACGTGAAGTTGGTTAGATATGTATCGATAGGTTCAGCATAGGAATCAGCACTGATCGTAGAATGAAAGAAAAGTGGTAATTCGGCAGTAGTAGCCTGGGTTTCATAGAACGCTACAAGGGCGTCCTGACTAGAGCTATTAGCCTGAGTGGTAAATCCAAGAGCTTGTCCTTCGGCATCAGCCGTAACAATGGTAAGCTCGCCTTCAGTATTGAGGGTGTTGGTAGTAACTACGATATTCGTATTGTCGAATACAGTGAAGGTGGCTTCGTCCGTTTG